GGACTGGGGCGGCGGCTGCCGCGGCGGCCAGGCCGGCCGGGGCGGTGACCTGCGGGATGACGGTGACCGATGGCGCCGGGGCGGCGGCTGCCGCGGCGGCCAGGCCGGCCGGGGCGGTCGTGGTCGCCGAGGTGGTGACCGAGGGCGCCGGCGCCGTGGCTGCTGACGTGGCCAGGCCGGCGTTGACCGCGACGGTATTCCTGACCGGGACCGGGACGGCGCCCGCCGCCGTAGCCAGGCCGGCGTTGACCGCGACGGCGGTGCCAGCCGGGACCGGGGAAGCGGCTGCTGTCGTAGCCAGGCCGGCGTTGACCGCGACGGTGACCGAGGGCGCCGGCGCGGACGCAGCCGTGGTGGCCAGGCCCGCGTTGACCGCGACGGTATTCCCGACCGGGACCGGGACGGCACCCGCCGCCGTGGCCAGGCCGGCGTTGACCGCGACGGTGACCGATGGCGCCGGGGCGGATGCCGCGGCGGTGGCCAGGCCCGCGTTGACCGCGACGGTATTCCCGACCGGGACCGGGACGGCGCCCGCCGCCGCGGCCAGGCCGGCGCTGACGCCGATCGCGGTGCCCTGCAAGCCGGTGACGTCCGTGGCGGCGGCTGCCGCGGTGGCCAGGCCGGCCGGGGCATTCGTCCCGGTGACCGTGGTGACGGACGGGGCCGGCGCCGTGGCAGCTGCCGTGGCCAGCCCGGCCGGGGCGGACGTGGCCGGCGGGGCCTGCAGCAGCAGCAGCCAGTCGTGGTCGCCGGCGGAGTTGGCGCCGGCCGGCTTGGTGTACGTTGCCCCGGCGGTTCCCGCGCTCGTCGTGGTAGTAGCCGGGTCCACCCACGTGGCGGTGTATCCGGCGGCCATCAGCGACTGGTTGACGGTGATCGTGACGACGGCGCCGCGGGAGAAGTAGATCATCGCGATCGAGCCGTCCGCCGCGATCGACGCGGACACGTACGTGTCGGGGGGCGTCCCGGTGTACTGGTTCTGGACGCCGACCACCTGGTAGGGGGCGCGGGTGCCGCGGGCGGAGGTGATGAACGCGGACGGGTAGTCGGCTCTCAGCTTCTGCCAGCCGGGCAGGTTCATCAGCCACGCGGTGACCTTCGGCATGACCTGGTTCTGGAAGTCCCCGGCGGTGCCGGCCTCCTCGCCGCCCAGCGTCATGCCGGACGCCCAGCCGGCGGCGAACCCCGCGTTGTACCCGCCGTCCGAGACCCCCCAGGAGTAGCCGATCGACCCCGAGGACATGGCCCACCAGAACTGCTCGCGGGCCACCTTGTCGTCGGTGCCGCCGATCGTGCCGAAGTAGTAGCCGTCCCCGCGCAGCACCGGGAGGGGCGAGGGCTCGTTGAAGGCGTACTCCACGACCTGGTAGGTGGGCGCGTAGTTGTAGCCCCACTGGTAGCCGATGTAGCCGCTGGAGTTCCACGGCTGGGCCGTGCTGGTCTGCAGTGAGTACCGGGAGGTGGTCTCCTGCGGGTTCTCGAACGAGACGGGCCGGGTGTCGCCGGCGGCCCGGATCCCGGACATGATGTTCGACGCGGTGGTCGCGTCGGTGCCGCCGTCGTCGCCCATCATCCAGATGATGTTGTTCTTGCCCAGGTACCGGGTTGCGACCGCGTTGCCGTAGGCGGTCTTCTGCGCCGCGGACCAGGCGCCGACCGGTCCGGTGCTGATGTCCTCGCCCATGCACAGGTTCAGGAAGCAGGTGATGCCGTAGGTAGCCGCCGTGTTAACCCAGTAGTCCACCTGGTTCCAGTAGTTCGCGTTCAGCCCGGTGGTCGGGTCGGTGCCGCCCGTGCCGGTGCCGAACGGGTAGTAGCCGCCGATGTTCTTGCCGGTGTAGGTGGCGTACTCCCCGTTGGGCAGCAGGTTGCATTCCAGGGCCGTGTACCCGCCGCCGGCTCCGGTGCCGCCCCGGGTGCTGAGCACCTGGTTCATGTCGGCTTGCCAGTTGTTGCCGTTGCTCCGGCCGGCCGAGTAGATGACCGGCCAGACGGCGTCGCAGAACATCAGCCGGGGGTGGCCGTACTGGTCGATGAAGTAGTCCGCTCCGGTGGACCCGGACAGCCCGGAGATGACCGGCCGGGCCATCGACGGGTTGTACGCGACGGCGACGGCGAGCCCGGCCACGGGGGGTTTGGCCCGCCGGGGCCGGGGCCCCGGGGCCCGGGGGGGGGGTGTGCGCGGCCCCCGCCCCGGGGGGCGGGGGGCCCGCCCCCGCGGCGGTGGCCAGGCCGGCGTTGGCCAGGGTCAGCCCGGGGACGGACGCGGGGACCTGGACCGCGTACACCGACATCCGGCGGAACGACATCGGGGTGACACCGGGCGGCAGGTCGGGCTCGGGCAGGCTAGGGGGGCCGGCGGCGGGGGCGGCGGCTCCCTCCGCCATCAGGATCATGATGCCGGCCGAGTTGCCCGCGTCGGCCGCCACCGGCCCGCTGGCGGCGGCGATGTTCAGGTTGTACGCGGCCAGGCACCCGGCCGCGTCCACGTTCCCGACGTAGCCCGCTGTCGTGGACCCCGCGGTCAGGCCCGCGGAGGAGCCCTCGTCGTTGGAGTAGCCCCAGTACAGCTCCCCGGTCCCCGTGGGGGTCAGCGACGGCCACGTGGCGGTCCCGGCATTGTCCAGGGTGGCGGATTTGTCCAGGACCCAGGAGCCGACGCTGGAGTGGAATTCCTTCGCCTGGGTCTGGTAGCCGGACGGGGCGGCCGTGTTCCACACCAGGGTGGCGGTCTGCGCGCCCGTCGTGGTGACCGTGCCGGCCCACAGCGACACCGTGTAGGCGTGGACCGACATGACCGCGTGCGCGACGACCTGGGTCCAGGTGCAGCCGCCCCCGGTGACGTTGCTGATCCACGCGGTCGTGTTCGACCAGTTGACGGTCTCGACCAGGACCAGGTTCCCGATGCCCTGGTTGGTCAGCGCCAGCGACGAGGAGTTGACGGCGGAGGCGAACGAGCCGGGCGCGGTCCAGGTCACCGGGGCTCACCCCCTCCGGGGAGGACCCCGCCTAGTTCAGGGCCTCCACCAGCCACTGGGTGCACACGACGGTCGCGTTCGCGCCGGCCAGGGTCCCCCGCAGGCTGATGCCCTGGATCTGCGTGGTGTCCACCGCGGCGTTCGTCTCGCCGGAGGCGCTGGGCAGGTACAGGTTGACCCCGGCCGACCCGGTGTTCAGCGTCTGCGCGGTGGCCGGGTTCTGGCTGACCCACATCTCGCCCTGGGTGGCGACCGTGTTGCCGGACGTGGCCACGTTGGTGCAGCGGATCAGCGCCTCCAGCTTCCACGGGTTCCCGGTCTGCGCCGTGGCGGAGGTGGCCAGCCCGGCGCTGGTGGCCAGGGTCACGTACGTGGTCCCGGTGTTACCGACCCGGGCCGCCAGCAGGAACGTCACCGTGGTGGAGGTCGTGGTGGACGTGATGTACCCGCGGGCGGTCACCCGGATCAGCATCCCGGCCTGCCAGCCCTGGAACGCGCCTTCCACGTTGACCTGCGCGACGTCCGCGGTCCCGCCGGTCACCGGGGACAGCGTGGCGGTGGTGGCGGTGTTCAGCGTCGCGCCCGGGCCGGAGCCCTGGATCGTGGAGGGGGTGATGAGGGATATCCACTCCTGGTAACTCACCCTGCGTCACCGCCTCTCCTGCGAATGTGTGCTAAATCAGAACGTGACCTGCATGATCCCGCTGGCGTTCCAGACGATCGTGAACGTGCCGGCGGTCACGCTCTGCGCCCCGCCGTAGAAGTGGTACGCTGCGCCCTGCTTGGACACGGGCGTGGAGAGGGTGCTGTCGTACAGCAGGTTGCCGTAGGCGTTGGTGATCGTCACGTTGCCCGCGCCCGAGGTGTTCGACCCGGTGAACGTGACCGTGGCGCCGGTGCTGGAGTACCCGCCGCCGGACCCGGTGCCGGTCACGGCCCGCCCGCCCGCCGTCCAGTTGGTCGCGTCGGTGACCTCGTTGGCGGTCAGCCACTGCGACGTGGCGGCGTTGTAGCCCGACAGCGCGGCGGTCACCGTGTTGTCCGGGGTGATGGTGTTGTTGTACAGCGCCGCGTTATACACGTCGGTGCTGTTCCACTTGCCCACGAACGACGCCGTGGGCGCCAGGCTGTCCGCGATCCACTGCCGGAAAATCTTGCTGTTCGTCCAGGCCATGACTCAGGCTCCCCTCTCCAGCTCATCGGCGGAGGCGAGGGCGGCGGCCAGGTCGGCCTCGGCCTGCTCATCGATCGCGTCGGCCGACGCCATCAGCGACCTGGCGTGCTCCCGGGTGGCCGCCGCGGAGGCCAGGCTGGCGTCATGCGCGTCGCGGGCCTCCTCCCGGCGGGCGATCACCGCGGCGGCCAGGTCGGCCAGCGCGTTCCCGTTCACGGCCTCCACGCCCGGGTCGGGGGCACCCGCGCCGGCTGCTGATTCGGACATGCGTCAGCTCCTGTTCAGTCAAAGCGGATGGAGGCCCGGGCGCACGGCGCGAACACGGCGACGTCGTTATGGCCGTCCGCGTGCCAGGTCTCGATGTTCATCCAGGGCCTGCCGTCATCGCCCAGGGTCAGCAGCTCGGCGCCGGCGTACTCCTCGCGCAGGTTAGCGACCATCTTGCAGTCGGCGCCGGCCAGCGCCATCGGCGCGGTCAGGTCGTGCAGGCGCGGGCAGACGTGGAACCGGTTGGGCTGCGGCGGGCGGACCCGGTCCTCCAGGCCGCAGGCAGGGCAGTACCAGTCCTGGTACGCGTCAAGCAGGACTGCCGGCATCGTCGGGGACTCCGGGGGATGCGGTCCACCCGGCTCACCCGCTCGCCGCAAAGCGCCAGGATGCCTCGGCTGCTCTAAGGTTACGCCTGGTACAGGCTGTCCGCCAGCTCTGCCGCCAGGCGCGGACGGTCCCGCAGGCCAGTGACCCGAGTCTCCCGGGCAGTGGGCGGGGGACCATCCGGCTCCGTCCGCGCCCAGCCCATCACGGCACTACGGCCTCGATCTGGTTAACCCGACGCTACACCCCGGCGACGCGGCAGTGAATCACCCGGCAGGGGTTGCGCCTGGCTTAGTCGGCTTGGCCCAGGCGCCTCTCCGCAGGTCATCCCACTGATCCGATATGATCCACCAGGACGACGGCGGCGGCTTCTCCAGGTTGGCGCAGATGAGCACCGCGCCGTCCGCCATCTCGCTCAGGACCTTCTGCTCCAGCAGGGTTTCCTTGCGCCGGTCGTCGCGCTCGGCCCGGTTGAACCAGATCGCCCCGTAGGCGTCGTACCCGGTGAACTCGAAAGCGTCCCGGGTGAGCACGTCCAGCCCGGTCTCGCGGGCCGCCTGCGCCATCGCCTCGTTGATCTCGATGCCGCAGGCGTCCCAGCCCATGGCCCGGGCGAGCATCAGGTTCGGGCCTGGTCCGCAGCCGATCTCCAGCAGCCGCTTGTTCGGCGCCCAGGTGTAGCACTCCAGCAGCAGCCCGCCGAAGTCGAACAGGTTGAACGGCATCCAGCCGGTGCCCTTGCCCTGCCACTTCAGGCTGACGCGCTCGGCCTCCCCGATGGTGGCGGCCATCTCATCGAACAGGTGCATAAGTCGCCGCCGCAGCCGGCCAGGCCGCACCAGGCGTACAGCGGCGCGGCGTCCATCTCCTCCCGGCCGCAGTCATCGTCGTCGGGCGGCGTGGCCTGCAGGGCGCGTTCGCGCTCGCGGGTCAGTGGCGTGACGCGACCCGGCCGGCGGCCCGGCCCGCAGTGCGGGTCGAACCAGCCGTACTCGTTCGTCTCCTCCGGTTCCGGGTCGTCGGCGAACCGCGGGTCCTCCGGCGGATCCCAGAGCTCCGGGTCAGGCTTGGACGGCAGCTCCTCACCGGGATGAGCCTGGTCCCAGTCCGGGTGCTCGCCGCCGCGCTGCTCCTCGGCCGGCTGGATCATCCAGGTGCCTGTCACCGGGTCGTGCCGTTCCCCGGTTACCCGCTCGATCCCGCGGATGACGTCCGGGTCAGTGTCATAGGTGATCATGGCTTCTCCTAGTCCGGTACAGGCACCGGAACCCTAGCCACATAGTACGGCCGGCCATCGTTGTGCGCCTGATCCCAGCGCCGGGCCACGACCATGTAGACGACGCTGTCGGCGTAGTCCCGGTCCAGGACCGGCTGCGGCGGGCGGTTGCCCGGGACCTTGCCGAACCGCAGCAGCTGGCCGATCCACGGGCCGCCGCCGTTGCCCGCGAGCACGAACCGGACCAGGGGCGGGTGCATGCCGCCGTAGTTGTCCAGGGCCACGGCGTCGATCCAGATCTCCGGGTCGCCGATACCGCCCGGTGACTCAGCCGGGATCCACCACGCGCCCCGCCACCCCTCGCTCACCAGGTGACGGTATCAGTCCGGCATCCCGCCGGTCAGCGTCCGGCGCAGTTTCACGAAATGCTCCGCGAACGCCGCCGGGTCATCGGCCGCCCCGAGCGCGGCGATCAGGTCCTGCGCAAGCTGCGGGTTCACGCCGCCCCCGGTCAGGATCTCCAGGATCTTCGCGGTCGCGGCGTCCGGGGAGTCCTGGCCGACGATGACCACGATGACCTCGACCCCGGGCAGCGCGCCCGTCAGCCTGCGCGTGATGCTGCCGGCCTGCTCCGCGGTCAGCGGCCCGTCGTACCGGATGGCCAGGGAGTCACCGGGCCGCACCGTCACCTCGTTCATGTCACCGCCATCCGCCTGCTGCCGCCTGGCGCGGGGGCCGTGCTCAGGACATAAGGCTAGGCGTACCGTGGCCTTATGGCCAGGCCCCGTTCCCTGCTGGCCGCAGCCGTCATCACGCTGCTCGCGGCCGTCTCCGTGCTCACCGCTCCCTCCGCTCACGCGGCCGGCCCGTGCGTCCTGCACTCGGACGGCAACTGCGGCCCGTACTACTACCCGGCGATCAGCGCGTCCAACGGGTACACCACCTACACGCTCACCCGGGCGGGCAACGGATCCGGGCCGCAGGTCCTGACCTCGTTCAGCCCCGGCCGGTGGCACATCGTCAGCCGGCAGCCCGGCGTCCCCGGCAGCGTCGAAGTCGCCTACGCCCAGGTATCGCAGGATTTCACGAACCGGTCCTGGACGCACTTCGCGTACATCCGGTCGGGGTTCGCCCAGTCGCTGCCCCGCGCCGGCACCTGGATCGCCGCCTACGACGTGCTGCTGGACGGGCCCGGCCCGGTCACCGACGTGACGACCATCACCGCCGAGCGCGGCCACGGGCAGTTCTACCTGGACCAGGTGATCGGCCACGCGGTGATAGGCGGGCGGGCGTACACCGTGTTCCGGGGCCAGGGCGGATCGGCTGCCTTCGACGCGGACCAGGGCATGACGGCCGGCACCGTGCACCTGCTGGCGGAGCTGCGCTGGCTCCGGGCCCGCGGCCTGGTCTCGCCCGCGGCCGGTGTCAGCCAGGTCGATTACGGGTTCGGGATCGCCTCCACCGGGCGCGGGGCGGCCACGTTCGCCGTCACCGGGTTCAGCCTGTCCACCTCCTGCCTGCCCGGCCACGCCGGCGACTGCGGGCCGTAAAACCGGTTGCGCCCGCCCGTACCATGGGTACATGACCGGGATCCGCGGAGCCGGAAAACCTGACTTGCATACTGTGTAAGACCTGTGCTAAGGTAGTGATATGACGTTCTGGGCAGAGCTAAGCAAGCGAGACGGGTACCACACCCCGTCAGCGCAGCCGTGCGCACCCATCAATGGGACGGTGGACCTGGAGTAGCCGACAAGGCAGCAGCAGGCCGGCCGCCCCAGGGGAAAGCCCCAGGGAGCGGCCTTTTTAATTACATACACACGGGAGCGTGGCACAGCGGCGACTGCAGCGGCCTCCAAAACCGCCACTTCACACGAGGGTTCGAGTCCTTCCGCTCCTGCGACTGCCAGCCAAGGCGAGAGCCGCGGCAGGTACGTGTCATAGCATCTTGAGAACTCCATAGCGTGAGCACCACGCGGCGGGCGCCATCCCGCCGCATACCCGGCGGCAGATCTTGCCGCCGATGCCAGCCTGCCTCCGAGCGGAGTGCCAGGCTGAGGACGTGCTGAACCTGCCCGAGCCGGTTGTTGCCAGACGGCTCGGTCAGGATCAGCACGGCAGACGTGCCCGGGGGTAGCCCAAGTGAGAGGCGGCCCGAAAGGGAGGAGATCCAGGCGGAAACCCTGGTCCCCGGGCTCCTGGGGCTGTAGTTCAGCTGGCAGAACAGTTGCTCGGCAGACAACAGGTCACGGGTTCGAGTCCCGTCAGCTCCACAATGGGGATGTAGCTCAGTCAGGTAGAGCGCCCGGTTCGCACCCGGGGTCTTCGCGTCGGTTCAAATCCGTCCTTCTCCACGTAACAGGATCGAGGAAGACGGTAATCTGCCTCATTCGGATTGAGGAGAAACCGGGTTCGACTCCCGGGGTCCTGACGAACGGGCTGTGGCTTAGCGGCTATAGCACCTGACTGGGGGTCAGGCGATCGCGAGTTCGAGTCTCGCCAGCCCGACGCAATACCACGGGAAGTCGCGTAAGGGTCAGCGCGCGTGCCCTGGGAGCACGTAGATGGGGTTCGAGTCCCTGTTTCCCGACTAGCCCGGGGCTGGTGAACCCCCCGGCACGGTCTACGCAGTGGGGGCTGCGCCCGTGCCGCACCAGTGTCGGCGATCATGGTGTCGTAGCTCAGCTGGCAGAGCGCCCGGTTGAAACCCGGTAGGTCGGAGTCTCGGAATCTCCCGGCACCACCATGCGGACGAATCCCAAATGGCCGGGTACCAGCCCTCCAAGCTGGTTGTTGCGGGTTCGACTCCCGTCGTCCGCTCCATGCGCCGCTAGCTCAGTCTGGTAGAGCAGTGGACTCTTAATCCAACGGCCCGGGGTTCAAATCCCTGGCGGCGCACGAGAAATCCGAGGTGAGGGTAAATCCGGCGACGGCCGGAGGGTTAGCCGGGGTCAGGGCGACATCAACCGGCAATGGAGCGCCACTCGGTACGCCCCCGTGGGTACAAGGCGCTGTGTAGGATCTCTCAACCTGGGCGAGTACGACCAACCGGCAGAGCGGGTCGGCTCAAACCCGATCAGATGAGGGTTCGACTCCCTCCTCGCCCACGATCCTCCCATCGGTGGGAGGTTCCTATCCGGGATCGTTCAATGGCAGGATGCCAGGCTCTGAACCTGGCGATGTTGGTTCGACCCCAGCTCCCGGAGCCAGGCCCCTTTAGCTCAATGGCGGAGCGCCGTCCTCGTAAGGCGGTGGGCGCAAGATCGGTACTTGCAAGGGGCTCCATGTCCGGGTGGTGAAATAGGTAGACGCGCCAGCTTGAGGAGCTGGTGCCCCATTCGGGGCGTGCGGGTTCAAGTCCCGCCTCGGACACTTTGCCTCGGTAGCTCAGCCGGCCAGAGCGTCCGCCTTGTAAGCGGAGGGCCGCCGGTTCGACTCCGGCCCGGGGCTCTTGATCGGGATTCGGCTAATGGCAGGCCCCGGAGTTTTGGCCTCCGTGACGTTGGTTCGACCCCAGCATCCCGAGCTCAGGCTGTCCCAGATACTCAGCGGCAGCCAGCAGCTCACGCCCTCATAGCTCAGTAGGTAAGAGCGTGCCCTTGGTAAGGGTGAGGTCCCGCGTTCGATTCGCGGTGAGGGCTCTGAGCCGGTCGGACGGCCGCGGCGCAAGCTGAGGAAAGTCCGGGCTCCGAAGGGCAAGGACGGTTGCTAACGGCAACCCGGGGTGACCCGCGGGATAGCGCCACAGAGAACAGACCGCCAGGTTGATGTGGAACTCCACACCAACCCGGTAAGGGTGGAACGGCGGTGTAAGAGACCACCAGCGTCCCGGGTGACCGGGGCGGCTAGGCAAGCCCCGTCCGGAGCAACGCCAGATCGAGACGATGGGCGGCCCGTCCGATGTCTCAGGTAGGCGGCACAGATGGATGGCCGTCCACGACAGAACCCGGCTTACAGGCCGGCTCACAACACGCGACCGTAGTGTCCAGCGGTAGCACGTCACCTTGCCAAGGTGATAGCGCGAGTTCAAATCTCGTCGGTCGCTCGATCCCAGCTGGATAGACAGCAGCTGGGCTCATGTCCGCCTAGACCAATTGGCAGGAGTCACACGGCTCAGACCCGTGGATGTGTGGGTTCGAGTCCCACGGTGGACACTTTAGGAGGATTGGCCCGGAGCGGCGTACTGGGAGCCGGTTGCTAACCGGCCGGCCCCGGAAGGGGTCCGCGAGTTCGAGTCTCGCATCCTCTGCTCTGGAGGATTCGCCTAGTCTGACCTATGGCGCTGACCTGGAAAGTCAGTTGGGCTTAGTCCCTCGTGCGTTCAAATCGCACATCCTCCGCTCTGGAGAGGTAAGCCAAGTGAGGACTAATGGCAGCCGTCCCGAAAACGGTAAGGGTACGTCCCGTGCGGGTTCGAGCCCCGCCCTCTCTGCGTAGTACATGGGTGCCGACCCAGCTGGTCGACGGGGCCTGGCTGATAACCAGGTATCGCGCGGTTCAATTCCGCGGGCACCTACCACGGCGGTGTAGCTCAGTGGCAGAGCGCCGGATTCATAACCCGGTCGTCGGTGGTTCAACCCCACCCTCCGCTACCATGGCCCGTAGCTCAGTCTGGAGACGAGCGGCCCTCTTATACGGGGTGCGGCACCGGTTCAAATCCGGTCGGGCCCACGGGTCGCTAATTCAACGGCAGAAGGCCGGACTTTTAATCCGGCGGCTCAGGGTTCGAGTCCCTGGCGACCCACTAACCGTGCGTCCTCGGTTCGATCCCGAGCCGGCCTGCTACCCGGCCGCGGTACGGTGCAGCCGCCAGGCAGCCAGCGCGGTGATCACGGCGGCGATCAGGATGATGAGCATCATGACGCCGGACAGCGGCAGGAAGCCGCCGTGGCCCAGGCCGAAGTAGTGGGTCTGCGACAGGCCGAAGTAGTGGGTCTGCGGAGCGGACATGAAGGATCTCCCTGGTGTAGCTGCTGGGTCCTGCGACGGTAACGCCTTACCCGCAGAAACGCAATTCTAACTCTGAGTAATCAGGGTGACGGGGGCCTGGTCCCCAGCCGGGCCGCTGGCGCTCTACGCCGGGTGATGATACGGTCGCCCTGGGCGCTGATAGCTCAACGGACAGAGCCCTGACCTCTAATCAGGATGACGGAGGTTCGAGTCCTCCTCAGCGCGCACGTGCACGGGAAACATACGTCAACCGTGCAGAATTAACGGTGTTAACACATGCTCCTGTCGTCTAGCCAGGTTCAGGATGCCGCCCTCTCAAGGCGGTGACGCGGGGTCGCAGCCCGCCGGGAGCACGCAGTACCACGGCCCTGTCGTCTATGGGTAGGATCGCTGCCCTTCAAGCAGCGGGACAGAGTTCGAGCCTCTGTAGGGCCACCGCGGAGTAGGGGAGCTAGGTCGTCCCCGGCGGTCTCATAAGCCGCAGACCGGTGGTTCAAATCCCGCCGAGACTGCCTATACTGACTGAAACGTACCGGGGTGCAGCAGTTCGGTAGCTGGCTGGGCTCATAACCCAGAAGTCGCGGGTTCAAATCCCGCCCCCGGCACCAGGAACGCGGTACACTAAGATGTGCCGCTACACGGAGCAGCAAAACAGGCTTACCAGCTTAGATGGATGAAAGACCGCCGCCAGGAGTGGTTGCTGGCTAACGGTCCGTGTGTAGAGTGCGGCTCCTGGAACGAGCTGGAAGTCGACCACATCGACCCGCGCGATAAGAAAATGAACCCGGCACTCCTATGGTCACTGTCGCCGGCCAACCCGAAACGGATCGCTGAGCTGGCCAAATGCCAGGTCATGTGCCGGATCCATCACCAGGAGAAAACGCGGGCCTACCTCGGTTCACGGTTCAGTGGCACTAAAGCCCCGACTGCTGCCCTAACTGACACGCAACTCACACTTGTCCGTTCACTGCTAGCAAACGGAATCCGCGGTTCGGATATCGCCAAGCAGGTAGGCGTTAGCAAATTCGTAGTATCCCGAGTCAAACTGGGCAAGGCATACAGCAATACCCAATCCAGCGTGGCGCAACCCGGTAACGCAGCCGCCCGTTAAGCGGACGAATCCCAGTTCGAGTCTGGGCGCTGGAGCGCAGTAACACGAGGTGGCGTAACTCAGGGGTCAGAGTGCCAGGTTGTCAGCCTGGAAGCCGCGCGTTCAAATCGCGTCGTCACCGCCATGGTCGCGTAGCTCAGCGGGAGAGCGGCTGCTCGACAGGCAGAAGGCCGCTGGTTCAATTCCAGCCGCGACTACCAGGTCCCTTTAGCTCAATGGACAGAGTGCCTGACTACGAATCAGGCGGGTGGGAGTTCGAGTCTCCCAGGGGACGCTCAGGTCCGACTAGCTCAGAGGTAGAGCGCCGCCTTCACACGGCGGGCCGTGCGGGGTTCGATTCCCTGGTTGGACACGCAGTAACGCATGGTGGCCGAAGCCGAAGTGGCCGAGGCGCTGGCCCGTGAAGTCAGTCGTAGGGGGTTCGAGTCCCCTCGGCCACCCCAAGGCGGAAGCAGACGACGGATCGTCTAGCGGTCTGTAAAACCGTGCCCTCCGGGAGCCCTGGTTCGACCCCAGGTTCCGCCACCGCGCGCCTGTACCTTAACAGGACAGAGGACTGCCCTCCGAAGGCAGGAAATGCGGGTCCGAGTCCCGCCGGGCGCACCATGGGGCACATCTCGCCGATGCGGGGTGCGGTCTGCAAAACCGCAGCAGGCCGGGTTTGACTCCCGGGTGTCCCTCCACGGCCCTTAGTCCAGAGGATTAGGGCAGCGGTTTCCTAAATCGCAAACGCGGGTTCGAGTCCCGCAGGGCCGGCGCTGGTGCTCACGCTATGATTGCTTCGCTGGGCGGGCCGGACGAGTGTCGGTTATCTGATGGTTCGACTCCACCAGGCGGTGTGACAGCTGCCTTCCCCACTTGGCTGGGGATCTGCCTCCTGATCGAGGGAGAGACCGGTGCTCACCATATGCCCGCCCAGCTCAGCGCTTGCTCGCGGGCCGGACGGAGTTCGGTTATCTGGGTAGAGGATTCCCTCGGGGATCTAGCGGCTTCGACACCGCACCGGAGTCCACTTATATGCCCGCGAGCGCAACACCCTGACGGGCCGGACGTGAATCGGTTATCGCCTACGGAGCGCGAGGTTGCGGGTTCGAGTCCCGCCCGACCCCCCATGGGGCCGGTAGCTCAATCGGATAGAGCGCGTAAAACGGTCGGTTCCATACACATGCCCGTCAGCTAACCTGAAGACAGAACTTCGCGGGCCGGATGGGTGTCGGTTATCCCTTTCCTTTGACGAGAGAACAGCGCGCAAGCGCACCGGTACCCGTAACATGCCCGCGGGGCTCTGCCTTCACGATCACCTGGCTAGGAGGGGTCACCATGAACGACGCACTGACGCAGATCGTCACGCGGCCAGGCCGTGCTGCCACGTCGCAGCGCGAGCAGGCCGACCCGCGGCAGGTCCCGAACTGGGCCGGCGGCTGGACCTTTCAGGTTCCGGGCGAGGCCCGTATCCTGCGGTTCCTGACCATCGGCACCGAGGGCGGTACCTTCTACGCTTCTGAGCGGAAGCTGACCAAGGCCAACGCGAACGTCGTGCTGACCTGGGCGCGGGAGCGTCCGGAGCAGCTGGCTGAGCTGGCCGCGCAGGTCTCCGAGTCCGGTCGTGCGCCGCGGAACAACGCTGCCATCTTCGCGGTGGTCGCGGCCATGAGCCTCGGCAACACGACCGAGGGCCGTCAGGCTGCCGCCGCCCGGTTCAGCCGGGTCGTGCGGATCGGTACCCACCTGTTCATCGCGGCCGGCTACCTGGAGCAGTTCCGGGGCTGGGGCCGGGGCGCGCGGCGTGCCTTCGCGTCCTGGTACACCGAGCGTGACGCCGACGCGCTGGCCTACCAGCTGATCAAGTACCGGCACCGGTACGACTGGACGCACCGTGACGTGCTCCGGTCCGCGCACTCCACCAAGGCCCTGGACTCCACGGCCCAGGGTGCGGTGCTGGACTGGCTGTGCGGCCGTGCGCCGCGCGGCGCGGTCCCGGCGCTGATCGAGGGCTACGAGCTGGCCCGCGAGATGGGCCGCGACCAGCTGCCGCACGCGTCCGCCAAGGGCTACGCGCAGCTGGTCCGGGACTACCCGGGCCTGCCGTGGGAGGCGCTGCCGGACGAGGCGACCAGCACCGCCGAGGTCTGGCGGGCGCTGATCGAGAACGGCCTGCCGGCCACGGCTCTGCTGCGGAACCTGCCGCGGATGACGCGGCTGGGCGTGCTCGCGCCGATGTCGGAGCACCTGCGGATGGTCACCGAGAGGCTGACCGACGAGGCGGTGCTGCGGCGCGGCCGGATTCACCCGGTCGCCATCTTGATCGCGCTCAAGACCTACGTCACGGGCCGGTCGGAGAAGGGCGACTCCACGTGGACCCCGGTCCCGCAGGTCGCCGCCGCGCTGAACGACGCGTTCTACCTGTCCTTCGGGACGGTGGAGCCGGCGGGCAAGCGGACGATGATCGCGCTGGACGTCTCCGGCTCCATGAACTCGGCCACCGCCGGGTACAACCTGCGGTGCTCCGAGGTCACCGCGGCCATGTCGCTGGTGGTCATGAAGACCGAGCCGTCCTGGGGCGTGTACGGCTTCAACCAGGGCATCAAGCCGCTGAACCTGTCGCCGCACATGGCGCTGGAGGACGTGGCCCGCCGCGTCGCCGGCCTGACCTACGGCGGCACCGACTGCGCGCTGCCGATGCTCTGGGCGGCCAAGAACCGCATGGAGGTGGACACATTCACCACGTACACTGATAACGAGACGTGGGCCGGCTCGGTGCACCCGCACGAGGCCCTGGCTGCCTACCGGCAGCAGACGGGCATCGCGGCGCGGCACCAGGTCATCGCGATTACGCCGACCGACTTCACGATCGCCGACCCGGACGACCCGGGCACGCTGGACGTTTCTGGTTTCGACGCCGCGGTCGCCAGGCTCCTGGCCGACCACGCGCGTGGCGACGTCTGAGCTGTCACCCCCTCCGCATATACTGAGAGGAGAATCCGGCCCCATTGGGCGCTACGAGCCCCGGTCACCGTCTGGTGGCCGGGGCTCGCTGCGTGATCTTCCCATCGGTGGGAGGTTGTCACCCCCTGGGCTACCCTTGGAGGTGTCACTGGTCCGCTGTCGCGGATGGGCCGGGCATGACGAAGCCCCCGGGCTACCAACCCCGGGGGCTTCGTCGTGCCGGGCTCGGCACACTCCTGCAAGGGGTGGCTCCAGTCTATGCCGGACGACGGCGCGGGCCGCGTCGGCCGGGATGACTGTAGCGCCGGGCGTGGCTGCTGGCCTGGCCCTGCATCAGGCCCTCCAGCAGGGCCATGATCTCGGGGTCGGGCGGCACGCAGATGTCGCACAGGCACGGGCTGACACCCAGGCCGTGGTAGATCTGCCGGGCGCGCTCGCGGGAGATCCCGTAGACGGTGCCGATCGCGATCCAGCTGCAGCCCTGCTCGCGCAGCTCGGTGATCACCTGCTCGCGGACGTGGTCCGGCTCGCCCTTGCCGTGCTCAGCCCTGGCCGCCGCGATCAGCTTCGCGTGCCGGCGGCGGTCCGCGGCGCGGCTAGCCCGGCCGGCTTCGGCCGCGAGGACCTGGTCCGGCCGCAGTCCGCTGGCCAGGTACCGCAGGCCGGCCGCAGTGATCCACCAGCGGTAGACCGGGGTGTTGCGGTAGTGCGGGCTACGCTCCTCCCGGTCAGCTTTGCGGGCTCGCCCGCTCCCGGCCAGGGTGCGCAGGATGTTGTTCACCTTGACGTTGCGCCGGCTCAGGTGGGCGATGTCGCCGGCCAGGATGCCAGCATCGCCCGCCGCAGCCAGGATCGCCAGGACCTTGCTGGTGACCGGCTTGTCGGGGTTTGCGATTCTCATACATCCAGTATACCCTACTTGTATACCGGGTCGGACTCAGGTCATGACCGCCCCGTGCGCGGTGCCCAGCCGCTCGTCATCGAACCCGTGGTGCGCCCAGGCAAAGCACTTCGGGCACAGCGGCAGCCGGGCCGCGACGTCGTACTCGTGCTGGCTGCCGGTGCCGAGCCAGTCATCCCGCAGGAACGGCGAGAACGGCGACTCCCCGCCGCAGCTGTTGACGGCCACCGCCTCCAGGTAGTGGGCGACGTGGCCGCCGCGCAGGTAAACCCGGGTGACCGGAGCCGGGCAGCAGGCGTGACCACCGGAGCTGTAGGCGTCCGGGCCGAGGGCGAGTTCGTCGTGGGTGAGTGACATGGTTTCTCCTGATCCTGAGAGTCCTGCCGAGCAGGTACCTGACAAATGCGCCGGAATAACCTCCGGAGAGAAAATGACCGGAACCGGCCGGACGGGGAAGCGCCTCCCGTTATCAGTTCCCGGACACGACGGGACCCCGGTCGCATCCCGCTGACCGGAGTCCCGGAGGCAGGTTCGCCTGCTCATCACCTGGCTACCCGAAAGGAGGCAGTGAGGCCAGTGTAACCGGAACATGATCTCGTAAGCGTCACGCCAGGCGGTCCAGCCGTCCTCGATCAGGTGCCGGCGGGCCATTTCGACCGCCGCGGCGCCCATCTTCTCGCGCAGCGCATCGTCGCTGGCCAGCACAGACAGGTATTTCAGCCACTCGTGGTCATGTTTGACGAGAAACCCGTCGACGCCGTGGGTGATGGTGTCCCGGTAGGCAGGACAGTCACTTGCGACACTCGGTATCCCCCTGGCTCCATATTCAACAATTTTCACATTCGACTTGGCCGCCGAGAACCGGGTCGGCCACAGCGGCGCCAGCCCGATGTCGAAATCGACCGAGGCGTAGTACTTATCCGGCTCCTCCTGGATCGGCACCCAGCCGGTGAAGAACGCCCGGTCGGCGGGCGCCCGGAACGTGTGCCGGTAGTCGGCGCCGTTCAGCTGCAGGTCCCAGTTAGGGAACCGGCGCAGGAACCGGCGGACCGGGCCGGCGACCTGGCCGATGTCGATGCCGTGACTGGCGCCGCCCTGCCAGCCGACCCTGGGCCGGTCCCGGCGCGGCCGGGGCAGCAGCGTCACCCATTCCGGGATGCAGTTAGGCAGCACGATCACCCGGTCGTGCCCGGCCTCCTCGCGGACCGTCGCCGCCAGCGGCTCGGTGGACACGGTGACCAGGCTGGCGGTTTCGGCAGCATGGGTAGTCGCGTCGCGGATCTCCGGCTGGTTGTAGTGCTGATAGGCGTTCCAGTTTTCCGCCGTGATGTGCCATAGGTCGTCGTCCAGGTCGTAGACGAGTTTCGCCCACAGGCTGGCCCGCCGCCAGGTACCGAGCCCGTCGTGCTTGTTCCACCGCTGCGCGACGACCACGTCGTAGCCGCGGAGCATGTCCAGGGTGACCACGGGCGGGTGGTTCCGGTCGCCCGCGTCGGCGAACGTCACCTCGTGCCCGTGCCTGGCCATCTCCCGCAAAGGGAGCTCGATGCGATAGTAGCTACAACCCGAGCCGCCGTCGTGACCTGCGAAAATCCTAATTTTATTCCCTCCGCTAGTACTACCGATCCTCTCGCTGGCTGACCTCCTCGTAGCTCACGGGCGCAGCAGCGTGTTCTTACGGGTAGCCACCAGCAGCCCTGAACCTTCCAGCTCCTCACCCAGCTCGGTGATCATCTTGCCCCAGGCGAGCACCTGGTTCTTCGGCAGCTTCACGGTCAGCGTGGTGGTCGGCGTCCTGATGGTCAGTACCCCGACCGCCGCTCCCTCCATCCCGGTCAGCAGCTCGGCCGGCCCGGGCGGCATCGACAGGAAGCTGTTAGCCGGGTCCACCACGCAGGGCACGTACTCATCAGGCATGGTCATGACAGCTCCTAGCGGAAGATCGACGGCCACACATCGGAAGTCTCGGCCTGCACGCGCACGTACTCAACCCCCGCCTGGATCCAGGCCCAGATCAGGTGCCAGTCCTCGAACCGGTCACCCGGCCCCCAGGAACCGTCCTCGCCCCAGGTGCCGTACTTCCCGGGCACGTTCCGCCTGTGCATGACCATTGGGGTACCCAGGTTCCCGGCGGCCAGCGGGCCGGTGCCAATCACGATGTCGCCGTACGGGCCGTGGCTCATCATCCGGCTCACCGCGAAGTCCGCTTCCGGATGCTGAGTCAGCGCCTCAGCCAGCAGGTAGCAGTGGCAGGGCCGCAAACTGTCATCGTCGTCGCAGTAGGTGACGTACGTGCCGCTGGCTAGCTCCAGGCCGGCGTTGCGGGCTGGCGCGCCGAAGTGCTCGGCCTCGTCGTGCACGGACAGCTCGTGGTACCACAGGTTCCGCCAGCCATCCGTCCAGGGCTGGGCCAGCTTGTCCTTGAGCTCGGGGTCCGGACCATCCGAGACGATGATGTGCTCCACGGACGGATAACGCTGCGCCTGCACCGAGGGAACTGTCCTGCTAAGTAGTAGGTCATGTCTTTGCCACGTTGGTGTTATTACTGAGACGCGTGGTATGTGGCTTTGCTCAGACCCCATCATCCAGCCTCCCTGTCATACCGAACATGGTGTGACTGGCACAACGGCATGAAATCTTCGACACCAAGATACTCATGCGAGATATTCGCCCATTCCAGCCGACCTTTGCACGTCTCGTCAGCGTGCGCGCAAACCTGGGCTGAAGCCGGACCGCGTTCTTTACGTACTCGAAGATGCAGCCCGCTGTACTTGACTGCATCACCTCTCCAATTGAAATTGAGGACGCCTGCTTGCGGAGGCCGTTCACGTACCACCAGCGGATCGCCGGTCCTATGCCAGCGCCGGTAATGCTTCTCGCACATGCCACGCGCCAGGTGCGGTTCCTTGCAGTTACCGATCGTGCATGCAGCGTCAGCTGACGGCCAGGTACCGCCGAGAGGGTCGTCGTACCGCATCCAGCGCCGGTAATGATTCCTGCACCAGCCCCGTGCGTAGTGTGCGTCACCGCAGATCGAGCACGTACCCTTGGGCATACCGGCCTGCTTCCATCAGGTTCGGTCACTGCCCCGGGAGGTTGCTGCCTCGCCGGGGCTCTTACTGCCAGTTTACCTGGGAGAACCTTGGGGATGCTCACGCGACCACCCGCCGTTCGATGATCACGGATCTCGCGCCTTCGCGCCCGCGCCGGCCCAGGACCAGCTCCACCTGTCGGCCGTCCAGGTCTTTGGGCGCTTCGTCGTCGGTGACCAGGTACCAGTGCGACCGCTCCAGCAGGTGCGCGGCCGGATCCCAGTCAGCGCGGATGCCGGTCAACCTGATCCCGTCCGGCAGCAGGGACGGGTCCATAGTCTCGATCAGCTCATCGGAGGCGAGCACCCAGTACCGCGCGGTCATGGCCGCTTCGCCCTCGCCAGGCCCCAGGCGAGCACCGCGATGACGAACCACATGAACATGGCCTGCAGCCAGGACGGGGCCAGCCTGGTAACCGCCTCGTACACGGCTGCTCCCAGTGCCACCACGGCCAGGGCCTGGCTGGCCAGCCGGGGGCTCACACCGACCACTCGTGGCGTTGCGGGGGCACCCAGACCCCGGTGTTCGGATCGTGGTCCAGCATCCAGCCGGCTTCGTCCTCGTCCGGGTCATAGAACCAGTACCGGCCGCACGGCGAGCAGTGCCCGGCGATGTCGCGGCCGTGCTGCCGGACCGGGTACTGCATCTGCACCGGGTGCAGTTCGGTGCCATGCACCGGGCACAGGCCCTCAGTGACCGCGGTGACCTTGAGGATGCTCACAGCGGGCTCCAGCCGGGCCACCGCTTCGGCCGCTCCGGCGGCACCCACACTCCGGTGTGCGGATCGTGGTCCAGCATCCAGCCGACCTCGGCCAGTTTCGTGTCGTAGAACCAGTACCGGCTGCACAACGAGCAGTGCCCGGCCACCATCTCATCGCCGCCGCGGATCTCCACCGGGTGCAGCACGGTCCGGTGCACGGGGCACCAGCCCTCGGCGACCGCGGCGCACTCGTGCGCGTACTGCGCCTCCCACTCGGCCATCCGCTGGGCGGACCCGTCGCCGACGATCACCTTGTCGCTCATGGCACCTCGATCACGCCCAGGCCAAACGACCCGGCCCGGTTGCTCCAAGACAGTTCATACGGTTGGGCCTGGCACCATACATCCAGCGCGCGGGCGACCGGCCCGACCGGCTCGCGGGTTTCCACGTCGCCGGGCAGCCAGCAGGTGTCGTGGCACAGGATGACGCCACCTGACCGGACCCGCGGACCGTACGCGGTCAGCTCAGCGAGGGTGTGATCGAGCCCGTGGCTGGTGTCGATGAACAGCAGGTCCAGTTTCGGCGGCAGCCAGTCCATGGCCTGCTGGCTGGTGTCATCGGCGCACAGGAAATGCCAGTACGGCAGGTCGTGCCAGGACACCGGGACACCCGGCGAGGCGACGTCCACCGACCACAGCTGCCCGGACCCGGCGGTCTCGATCGCGGCCAGGAACGCGCAGGTCGAGTTCCCGCCGCGGACGCCCAGCTCGGCGATCACCGCCCGGCCTTCCGCCTGGGCGTACAGGAACGCCAGGTGGCCCTGGATATCACACCAGCTGCCCCCGGCCCTGGCGGTATGCTGCGCGGTCAGGGTCACGCCGGCACCCCCGGCACGGTGCGTGCCCGCAGCCTCATGACGTTCCGGACGGCGATCACGTCCAGGTCACGCTGACTGGGCATATCGTCACCGGGGGAGCGGCCCCAGGCCAGGTACGCCTGCTCATCACCCGCCCAGGACGGCACCGCCTCGGCGTAGGTGACGTCCCCGGGGGCCTTGCCGGCGTCCGGGTGCTCGTGGATGATCTTCACCCCCGGGCAGTAGCGCAGGCAGCCGGCCAGCTCGCCCAGGTCCCGGATGGCGTTGTCGCCGAAGTAGCCGTGCCCGAGGCCGGGCAGGAACAGCCAGCCGAGCACCCGGACGATGCCGGCGCTCATCACCCAGGCGGTCGGCATGTTCTCATGCTGCCAGCCGTCGTCCCCGTAGGCGATCCCGGTACCGCCCATCGCCTCGATCGCACCTGTCAGGACACCGTCCCAGCCCTGCGTACGGGGGACGTGGTCATCGCCCAGGCTGGCCAGGTAACCGTACCGGGCGGCGCGCGGCCAGGACACGGCCAGGTAGTTGGTCCAGGCGGCCAGGGACTTGCGCGGGCCGCGGTGCCAGAAGGTCCGGCCCGGCCACAGCTCGCGGGCGTCGGCGGCCAGCTGCTCGTACCCGCCGCGGTCCGGGTCGTCGGCATCGGTGCACACCGCGACGTGGGTACCCGGCCCGGAGGTGGACAGGGTCGCGTCCAGCATAGCCGTGAGCCGCCCGGACCGCCCCCGGGACGGGGTGATGACAAGGATGCGGGGCTCGGTCATATCGTGATCACCTGCGTCAGGCTGTCGGTTGCGCTCCCGGAGTCGGTGATGGTCAACTGGGCGTCGTACTCGCCGTGACCGCTGGGCAGCCGCCAGGTGCACGTCACACCGCTCCGGGTAGCCGAGTTGTTGAACAGCCACGCGTAGCTGGTAATCGTCTGCCCGGCGCCGGGTGTGCTGGCCGACGCGTCGAACGTGACCATCGTCTGGGTGGTCGGGTTGGACGGGGTGTAGGTGAAGTCCGCGACCGCCGTGACCGGTGCGGTTGCCAGCTCGTAGGTGTACCCGCCGGGCAGGGTCGCCGAGCCGTCCGGGGTCGTGACGGTGACGTCGGCGGGGCCTGCGGTGCCGGCTGGCGGGAAGCAGGTCAGGTGCTCCGGCGTGACCACCACGACCGATGTCGCCGCCGCGCCGCCGAACGTGACCGTGGTAGTGCCGCCCGTGGTGAAGTCCGCGCCGTACACGTCCGTGAGGGCGCCGCCGGCCACGTCGCCGTGATCCGGTTGCACCCCGGTAACCTCCAGCGCGGGCACGTACGGCGGCGGGGGCACAGTGGGCGGCGGGTCGTAGTAGCCGTGGCCGGGTGCCCCGTTCGGCCATTCCCGGGCGCACTCCCCGCCGTCCGCCTTGACGGTGCCCATCTCCAGGCCGCCGGGGTTGCCCGGCTCGTCTCCGTCCGGCCACGGCTGGGCCATCAGTGCGCCAGGTTGGCGTTGCCCTGATGGGCCAGGTTGGCGTTCTTGACGGTGGACAGCTCCTGCCCGGCGGGCTTAACCGTGCCGCCCGTGCCGACCGTGGCCTTGTTGGCGTTGCCCTGATGCGAGTTGTCGGCCATGATCAGGTCTGCTTCCACGGGCCGCTCTGGCCGCCGGCGTGCCGGTCGGCGCCGGCGAAGTGGTCGCCGCTCTGGCTGCCGTCAAAACCGATCTCGCCGGCGACGTCTTCCAGGCAGTCCCACTTGCCGACCGAGGACTCGGACGTGGCGTCCCAGGGCTGGCCGTCTACGTCGGGCGGGCTGGTGATCGGGCTGGGTGCGTCAGGCATGTCAACCTCCGTTGCTGCTGCTTGCTGCGGCGCTCGATGCGCGCCCGGACGTGGCTCCCCGGGCCGGGCCGGCCACGCCGATGACGGCCTGGCCGGCGTCGCCGATCAGGTCGGGCGGCACGGGCGCCGGGATCCGGACCACCTCCGGGGTCGTGGTCTTGCCCCAGGCCGGGTGCGGCGGGTTCGGTTCCCCGGCCTGCTTGCTGGCCTGCGGCTTACCGGACGTGCCCGGCGGGATCTCCGCGGTCATGGTCAGGTCGGGGCTGTCCTGGTCCCGGGCGGGCGGCAGCGGAGTGACCGGCTGGGTGCCCGGCGCGGTCATCGCCTGCCGGTTCGAGCTGGTCATATTACCCGCTGCTTGTGACGTGGCAGTTATAGAGTTATCAGCGAGACTGCTGAGGTCCTGCATCGCTCCTCCTACGCCGAGATCCAGGCGACCCTGGCCTTGCCCCGCTCAGTGCGCCCGTACAGCACGTCCGGGGCCATGTCGTCGGCCGGGGCCGGGATGACGACCGACTCACGCGGCAGCGGGGCGCTGAACGTCTCGGATTCCCGGCCGTCCAGCGGGTAACCTGCGCCGTCGCCGTCCGTGGTCACGTCCGGGCCGCCGACGTACACGGTCGTGCTGTTGTCCAGGTTCTTCACCTTGACCGTGCGGCCCCGGCCGACCGGGCAGATCGGCGAGGCGGTATCGCCGATCTCCACGGTGCCCGAGCTGAACGGCACGGCTCAGCCGCGGACGGCCCGGCCGCCGCGCATGACCCGGCCGCCGGAACCCGGCTGGAACGGGCCGCCGTCCGGGGTCGGTTCCTTCATCCCGGGCAGCTTCGGCCCGTCTGTCCCGTAGCCGCCGGAGTTGGCCTCGGTCCACTCGGCCGGGCCATCGACCTTGCCGCGGACCGTGTCCTGGGCGTAGCTGCCGGACAGGTAGGACCCGGGCCGGGTGAACTTCACCGTGTCCGGGCCGGCCCCAGCCGGGATGTCCGCGCCATCAGTACCGGGCGCGCCCGTATCGGTGATGTCGTCCCGGGACAGCCCGGTGAAGCTGTCGCCCAGCTGGCCGGCCTGGCTGGTGTCGGGGCCGCCGTAGTCGCCTCCGGCGGTGCCAGGCGCGCCGGTCCCGGTGGGCAGCGGCCCGCCGAAGATCGTGGTGTCGCCCGGCGCGACCGGCGGGTACTGGCCGGGCTCGCTGGTGACGAGGTCGCCGCCGCTGCCGGTACCGGACCGGCCCGGGGGCTCGCGGTTGGCCAGGGTCCGGTCGTAGCCGGGGACCTGGGTGCTGTCAGCCATGATGGGCTCCTATCTCGGAGCCCGGCTCCCGTAGGCCGCGGGCAATCCCTCTTATTGGACAGTCTAGAGCCGACCACCGTAACGGGACATCAGGTCGGCCTTGGTCATGTTGTGAGCGGTATCCGGATCGGCGCCCTGGCTGATCGCCCAGTCGATCCAGGCTTGCTTGTTCTGGTGCGGCGCCGGGGCCAGCGGAGGCGGCTCCGGGTTGTTCCCATCGGTGGGAGGTTCCGGGGACACGGGCGCCTCGTCCGGCAGCTGCTCCGGCTCCGGCGGCGCTGGCTCCGGCTCGGGTGCGGGCGCCGGGGGTTCTGGCTCTGGGTCCGTTGCCCCCGCCGCGGTCCCGGAAGTCTCGGCCAGCACAGACACCTCGGCCAGCGGGGAGACGCCCGTGCCGTCTTCATACTCGGCCGGCTCGGCGGGTGCCCCGGCCCCGGGCTCGGACTCAGCGGCCGGGGCCTCCGCCTCGGGCTCGGGCGCGGCGGAAGCGCCCTCGCCCCCCTCCGGACCGGCGACGGCGAGCCCGATCCGGATCAGGTCCTCGGCTTCCCAGTCCTCCACGTCCAGCGACGCCCCGGCCGGGAAGTCCCGCCAGTCCCGGCCGCCCGGGCCGCCGCCGGACAGGTTGACGATCATCGTGACCGAGCGCATGCTAGCCTCGCTTTCCTGGCTCCCCGGCCCGCGCGGGCGGCCACTCGCTGCGCGGGCCGGGGCTGCTTGCTACGTCGCCTCCAGAGCGGTTCGTACCTCGTCGGGGTAGTACGTCACGACGAACTCGATCAGGTCGGACAGCCGCTGGCCGTTCGGCTGACGCCACTTCACCCAGAGTTCCAGGTTCCCCGGATCGTTGTCGTCCCGGATGCCGTTCTTGTGGTGCGGCTCCTCGTGCCGGTGCAGCGGGCGGCCGATCACCTGCTCCATGACCAGCCGGTGCTCAAGGACAGGACGGCCGTTTCGCCGGTCGGGTGCCATCCGATAGCCGTCTGATGTGGTGTATCCCTGGCTCTGCCGCGGGTTAGCGCCCCACTTCCCGGCCGGGTCTCCGGTGCGCTTCCAACGCTGGTAGTGCATATTGCACCAGGTCAGGCACTTTACCGGCCTGGTGCATCCTTCGACCGCGCACTCCAGTCCCTCGTACTGGCTCCGGCGTCGCAGTCCTGCCTGGGAAGCTGCTGTGCCGGGCTCTCCGTTGCGCCGGACGCGCATGTAGTGCACGTCGCAGTACCCTGCGGCCTTCACGGGGGACTCGCAGCCATCGACGGAGCAAGTCGTCCCTGGCTCGTACTGCGTCTTGACGCGCTCCAGGCGGCCGTAACGGGACAGCCGCTGCCAGTGGACCTTGCAGTATCCGTGCGAATGCGGTTTAGCCGTGCATCCGTCCGCGAGGCATTCAGGTCCGCGCCTGACATACGGCCGGAGCGGCTTGAGCGGCTTGCCGTTGAGAGCCTGCCGGTAGTGCGCTGTGCAGTAATCCCGTGAGTAGCGAGGTTTCTCGCAACCCTCGAATGAGCACGTGCGCGTAGTCTCTGGCATAGCTGGCACCCTCCTATACAGGGTCCTGGCTGAGAGCGGGCGGTGGGCTTACCGTCCGTTCTCCCAGTATACCAGCTACTCATCGTGTAACAAACCTTGTGACGTTCCGTGGAAGTAGTGCGGTTACAGCATGCGCTCATCGTCCTGCAGCCAGAGCCTGGGCTTGCCGGTGACGCCTGCATGCGTAGCCGCATTTCCGCAGGTCAGGTAGCTGCGCCCTGGTACATCTTGATCGCGCCCGTGCGGTCCACGAGGGTACCATCTCCTCTAAGTATAGCACGGAAGGTCACAAGGTCCGAACCGAAGGCGAAGTCGTCCGAACGCTCGAACCTCACGCCTCCCACCAGCCTCACGAAGTACTGGCTGAAGTCGCCGAACGCGATGGACTTGGACCCGGTCGCCATGGCGGGCATGAACGGGTCGGCGACCAGGGGCTTGCCGAGCAGCAGGTCGGGAGACCCGAGGACCGCGGACGGTTCCCAGATCGGCCTGCCGACCGTGTCGGTAATTTTCCTGAACCCGCCGATGGTCTTGTCCGCGGCCAGCCAGTAACACGACCTTGATTGTCGGTATGGAGCTATTACGCTGTACTCCAGGTCGACCAGGTTGGCGTAGCTGGGCGCGCCGGCCACGCCGGTCACCGAGCCGGTCACGCCGACCGTCGCGGTGCTGACCAGGCCGGCCGGCTGGCCGGTGCCAGTCCCGTTGACCAGGTCGTTGCCGAAGGCATTGCCCAGCGCGCGTCCCGCCTGCATGGCCAGGTACCCGAGGAGATCGACGGCCGTGTCGTCAATGAGCTCGCGGGCGACCTGGAGCATGATGCCGTACTTGAAGGCCGACAACGGCTGCATGCCGAACGTCGGGTCCGACGTCGGGAGCGTGCCTGCCTGGGCCGCGGAGGCCGCGGTGGAGTGCGCGGTCGTCTTCGGCACCTGCAGCGTCTCGCCGCCTCCGGTGTTGAGCACGGTCGGTCCGCACTGCATGACACCCGAAACTTCGATCAGGTGTGCGATGAGCATGTCGTAGAAATCGATCGGCACGATACTGCTAGCGGAACCGCCCGTCCCAGCAGTCAGGACGCGGTAGTTGATCGGGCCGAGCTCGGGTGCGCGGCGGATCTCCAGGGCACGTCCGGCGCCCTCGTCTCCGCGCGCCCACTTGCGGACCTCGTCCAGCATCTTGGACCCGCCGGCGGTGCGGGCGGCCTGGCCCTCAGCGGGCTTGCGGCCGGACAGCGCGTCGAACGCGTCGTCGGCTTCCTTGGCCCGCTTCTCGGTGTCCAGGACCGCCTTGATCCGGACGTCAAGCTTCTGCATCTCCTCCTGCATCGCGTCCCACTTGCCCTGCTCCTCATCGGTGAGGGCGCGGTTCTCGGATGCGGCGGATTCGGCGATGCCCTTGGCCTCCTCCCATACCTGGAGGCGCCGATCCCTCAGACGCTTTGCGACTTCAGAAGGCATTTTCTTTCCCTTTCGCGTTGGTTGCCTTCTGCACCTGCGCTCGCTCCGTCCGTTGATCAGCTACGGCCTCAGCGCGCTTGCACTGGTTACTGCGTGGTTGTTACTCCTCGTCCACCCAGGGGTCTTCCATGTTGGCCTGCAGGGTGAGCAGGGCCTGGGCACCGGTCAGTACCGGCTTCTTGGGCGGCCGGACGCGCTGGTCAGGCTTCGGCCTGCCGCCGTCGATGTCGCGGTAGCGCTTGAAGAACTCCATCGCCCGGCCTTCGTTGAGCCTGCTGCGGACCTCCTCCACGTCGGCCTGCACCCAGTCGGCGAGGCTCTGGACTGCGCCGTTGAGCGCGCGGGCGCCGGCGGTGGCATCCGGGTAGGCCGGGTCCAACACGGGCGCCACGTCTACCAGCTGCACCGACAGCAACGTGCGCATCGGGTAGTTGAACTCCGACACGCCCCACTCGTCGCCGCCGGGGAACACCCGGAACGCGAACGAGCTGTGCCGCACGTCGCCGCGGGTCACGTATTCGAGGACGTCGGCGCGGGCGTGCGGCGGATTGACCTCATAGGCGAGCCCGGTCTGGTCAGTGGCCAGCCGCAGCGTGCCGGCGTGCGTGGTACCCAGCAGGGCGTCGTCCTTGTGGTTGTACCTGCAGACCACGTCGGGCCAGCCGAGGGTCTTGGTCTCGTTGAACGCGGTCGGGTCCACCTGCTCCACGAAGCCGCCCAGCTTGCGGCTCAGCTTGCCGAACGCCGCCGCGTAGCCGTAGATGAACTGCGGGCCGTGCTCGGCCTCCTGGCGCACCTCGGGCGGGAACCGGGTGAAGCGGCGCTCGGGCATGCCGTCCGGGGGCAGCTCGCCGAACGCGGCGCGGTTGTCGCCGGAGACCGTGACCCCGAACTTGCGGCATGCGGCCAGGATCTTGCTCATGGCCTGCTTGCCGAAGGGCGACTGCGGAGCGCGAGCGAGTGCATTCCTAGCGTGAGCCTCGTCATGCACAGGAAAGTGCCGCTTGCTCCTAGGTATCGTCTTCCCCCCGGCATCCTTAGAGCCACCAGGCTCTATATAGGCAAAAGCAGAATCGGGGAGGTCGTTGATGGCCGCTGACGTCATCTCGGCCCTGGATTCACTCATGTAACAGACCTTTCATCAGTGACCATCGCCGCCGTTTCCGCTGCCATTCGCCCCGGACAGCACCAGGTCCCGCTTGCTCGGGATCCAGGCGCCCACGAACTCGGGGCCGTCCGCCTGCCGGTGGGCCTGGGCGCGCTCCGCCGCGCGCTTGGCCTGCAGGAAATTCCAGATGAGCTCGGCGTCGTCGCGCTCCTCGCGCGTGCCGTAGTGCCGCTGGGATCCGATGATCTGCCCGAGCATCTGCTCCGCCGAGGGAACCTCGGGAGTCGGCGCGGGTGTCGGCGCGGCGAGCCCTTCCTTGGCCAGGTCCTGCAGCTTGTCGGCCGCCAGGTCCATCTCCAGGTCGATCGCCGACTCCATCGACTTGGGGATGCCGCGGATCGACCGGGCCATCGCCACCATGACGTCCAGGGGGATGTACTCGTTGCCCTGCCCGCCGGGGATCGGTTCCAGGTCCTCCAGGTCGCGCATCTCGTCAATGGACCGCAGGCCCATTGAGCGCTGCAGGTCGTAGATCTCGGTGCGGGTCTTGAGATCGGTCTTGAGCATGGCATCGCTGTTGAAGCGGCAGTACCGGTTGGTCGGCAGCAGGTTGAAGAACGCCGTCTCCAGCCTCACGAGCCACGGCCGCAACGCTTCTATAACTTGCAGTGTGCTTTGCTCTACAGTATTATAGGTCAAGCTGTCCCCGCGAGTACCACCAATGCGATCTGGTGGCAGGTTTAGCACCGAGGCAATCTGCGTCGCATTCATCCGTAGCGCCTCAATGAACTGCGCTTCGCTCGGCGGCACCACTACTGGCTTGTAGTCCCAGTCGCGTCCGTACACCAGCGGCTCACGGCGGCGCATCGTGGACACGAGCATGGCCCGGATCTCCTGGGCCTGCTCGTCGGAGACCTCCAGCTCGTTGTTCTGGAAAGTCCCAGGTGGGAAACCCCCGGCCATATACCAGTCGGTCCCGTAGCGCTCGGCCTCCAACCCGGACAGGATGGTCAGCGCGAACGCGCGCAGCGGGGAAATCCCCTCGATGCGCCCGGGCAAGCTGAACGCCTTGACGTGGAACAGCTCGCTGCGGTCCATCAGCCGGCCGTAGACGTAGATCCGGGCACGCATCGGGTTCCACGGCTGCATCTCGTCGTCGGTGACGTTGACGTCCTCGGGCGGGATCCACTCAATGCCGCTGGGCAGCCCGTAGCCGTCGCGCCCGGTGATGTACCCCCACGCGTTGCCCTGCAGCAGCAGCGACGTCATGGCCGTGAACAGCCAGTCGAAAATCGTTCCGGTGGAGCTCGGGTTGTCGAAAATCGACGGGCCGGTGTACCGCCGGGTCCGGTTGTCACGCGGGCCGGGCTTGACGTACAGCTTCAGCGGCAGCGCCGCGCACGAGGACGCCAGCAGGTTGGTGCCGGCGTACAGGGCGGGCAGACCGAGAGCCCGGTCGGTGCCGAAAACCTGTCTACTAGGATGGACAGGCCCTCCAGTATCAAAACGCCTAACCAGTAAGGACTGTCCCAAGGGCGCCAAGGCACCCCGCCAATCACACGTGTCTCAGCCCTGCTCGACTGGATACGCTCGAAAAGTCCCATACTCCCATATCACCCCCTCTCACACGAAAGAGGGTGCGCAGAAGAACCGCTGACGCGGCAGGTGATACGCTCGATCGCCTTCACGGACCTGAAGGCTCCCCTGCGGACGGACGGACGGACCCGGCTCCGTTCCGGCCGCGGGCTATGGCTAACGCAAGGTTACGTCTGTTTATGAACTCCCGCCAGGCTGGCCGGCGTTTTCGATCCTCATTCCTGACAGCCCGGCCTCCGCGCGCTCGTACAGCATGGCCACGATCGCCTCGGCGAGCAGCTTGCGATCCGGCGGCGCGGCGAAATTACGGCCCGGGTTGCACGCGATGGTGTAGGCGATCGCGAACTCGATCTCGCCGGCCAGCGCGGCAGACGGGATGTGCACCGAGACGATGTTCTCATCGGCGGGAGGATCGCTCATTCGTCCGCCTGGCGGAACAGCGTGCCGACGCCGCCGTCACCGGGAGGATTGCGCCCGGCCCGGACGTCAGCCTGATCGAGCAGCAGGCAGTTCTCGCAGATGAAGCCCTGGTAGAAGGGTTTCCAGATGCCCGCTTCGCCGCAGCCTGGCCGCCGTCGCCTGCAGAATCCGGCATGCTGCTCGATGAGGATCACGGTTCGACCATGGTCTCGGTGACGTGAATGAAGATCGTCCTGCCGTCCTCGCGGGCCTGGTATGTCAGCACCCCGGCGTCCCGGACGGCCGCGGCGAGCTGATCGGCCTCTCCGGTGTCGGCGCATTCCAGCCGGACGATCACCGCGGCCATCACGCCACCGTCTCGGCGGGCGGCTCCACCTGGGCCGGATCGTAGCTGGCCACGATGATCGCCGTGCGCACATACGGGCGGTAGGCGGACAGTGTGTCCAGGATCTCCATCAGCTTGTCCCGGCCGGTCCCGTCATCCAGGTCCACTATCAGCTGCATGCCACCATTATCGGACGCGGCGGGCCTTCGGGCGAGACGGCGGAACCTGGGTCATACTGAAGGCTAGCCGCTGCGGCCCGGTGCCCGCGGAGCCGGCGGCCATCCCCGGCACGAGGAGGAGAGATGGCCGACGACAAGACCCCGAAGACCGACCTGGACGCGCACGACGACGGCGCCCCGGACATGAGCCCGGCCGGGCACCTGGCGATGGCCAAGGCCCACATGAGCGCCGCCGGCGACCACATGGACGCCATGCAAGACAACATGGGTGAACCCGGCGTGGACGGGGACCGCAGCGCCGCCCCGGCCGGCTCGGCGCAGCAGCGCGCGTTCCGCTACCCGGGCGGGTCCGGCGCAGCCCGGGCGCTGCGGCAGGCGACCGGCGGCCGGAGGGGGTAGCCACTACCGGACGCGGCGGGCCTTGCGGACCCCGGAGCTGTCCTGGCTGTACCCGGACCCGGGCAGCTTGCCGGGTCCGGGCACGTGCTTCAGCGTGGACTCGGCGCCCGGCTTCGGCTCCCAGCCCGGGTCGTGCTTGACGGCCTGCAGCAGCCGCCACTGCTTGACCGCGTCCGCCTTGGACATGTTGGAGCCCTTGACGTTCAGCCCGCCGCCCGGCTTGGGCACCCCGGTG